TTAGCGGATAAGCCGACGTCTACAATCACGCAAATAGACGACGCAGTAGCAAAAAGTCATGAACACGTTAATAAATCGCTGCTAGACACTTACTCGCATACTAATGCGGAAATTGCTTCCGCGATTAATCAGGCGCACACGCACGGGAATAAATCAAGTCTTGACAAGTTAGGTGTAAATGCGGACGGAGAGTTGACGATAAACGGCGTTGTATATGCGCCAGTAACAACAAGCCATAAGCAGAGCTTATACGCACGGCGTACTGAATCCGAACAGGAGCTGACCGCAGGAGCTGACTGCGTTTTCAACACGAAATACCGGGGCGAGGGAATACCATACAACGTTGGTACAGGAGTGTTTACCCTTCAAGCAGGAAAAACATACCGCGTTTTTGTCACAGCTTCTATAAAAACTGAGGGGTACGTGATATTAAAGCTAGTGTCCGCAAGTGATAACATGGTTACTCCTGACAATAATTCAGCAATATGGATGAGCGTAACGCCGTCAAACACGAACTGGAAAGAGGCGTCTGCTGGACCATTATTTGCGTATATTACGCCAACTGAAACACAAGGCTACAAGATAAGGGCAACTAGCGTTAACGGAGTTTCGTCTTTGCGAACTAGTTACTGCGCACTAGATATTACAGAAGTCTAATCTGCGACCGAAAAGTCGTTAAACTATGCAGAATATCGAAATAATTCGCCGTCGGGCGTAAAACGAAGGAGGGCTTACTTATGAGCGAAAACAATAATCAAAATATCGACGACAAACAAGCGTCTGCGGAGGCGGAAAACACCGAAACTAAGCAAGTCGATACTAAAGTTCCGTACGACCGATTTAAAGCTAAGGTAGACGAGGCAAACGCGTTAAAAGAGGAACTCGCCCGACTACGAGAGGCAAAGGAAGCGGAGGAACGAAAGCAACTAGAGGAGCAGAATGAGTTTAAAACACTGTATGAGCAAGCGCAGGAGCAATTGGCGCAAATTAAAGCGGACGCGCTTAACGCCAAAAAAGACGCTTTACTTACGCGGGCAGGTTATACAAGCGATCAAATCAAGGTATTACGTAATACGGTTGCGGGCGAAACCGACGAAGAAATAACGCAGTCTATTGAGGATTTAAAGACGGTCATATCGCCAAAGCCTAATTACGTTGACCCTTCGCCGATGAACGGGCTACGAGATAAGCCTGAGCAGAAAGACGGAGAAGAGATAGGAAAGTCGCTATTCGAGAGACTGAAAGCTAAAGGAAAAATACGCTAAAACAAAAGGAGGAAATTTTTAAATGCCAGTTTACACACCGAAATTTTCGCAAACAGAATTCCGTCAAGGAAAAAACATTCTCGCTAGTGAGCATTTACAGTACATCGGAGGTGCCGCAACGCTCGACGCAGCTAAGTTTGGGGCTAAATATGTCGAATGCGGGACGGCTATTGCACGTAATACAACTACAGGTAAATATGAGCCATACACAGAATCAACAGAAGGTACATTAGAGCCGGGCTTCGACAACTTCGCAATTCTTGATATTGACTGGGATTGTGATGGAGTAAATGACGGTATCGCTGGGCAGGTAATTGTGCATGGGTCAGTTTATGAGGCTAAGCTTGTCGGAGTTACAGACGCATTTAAGGCAGCAACGCCGTTAATTAGATACGTAAATCATATTTAAATCTTTTTTATTACGAAAACTAACATACTAGGAGGAATAAATAAATGTCAGGTATCGAACAATTAAAGGAGTTCAGCAAGCCCGCACTACGCGGATTGGTTGACGCATTAGAGAACGAAAAATTAAACGCACCGACGTTGGGAGACAGGTATTTACCTAACGATCAAATTTTCTCGACAACATTTGCTTACGATATTATCAAGAAAACGAATCATATCGCCGCAATGATCGGCTACGGAGCAGAGCCGCCGGTAATGGATAGAGATGCAGTCGCTAGCAAAATGGGCGAGATCGCAAAGATGGGGCTTAAATATATCGCTACTGAGGAAGAGTTGCTCGCATTACATCAAGCTCGTTCTAACAGCGAAAAGTCAGCGATGGTTGAGCGCTTAATTACGAAAGGCGCAGACTTAGTGCAGGCGCTACAACGCCGAGTTGACGTTGCTAAAATGGAAGCAATCGCTAAAGGTACGTTTAACTACAATAAAAACGGCGCAAAGATCGTAGTTGACTACGGTATTCCGGCGGAGCAAAAGATCGCGTTAACATCGCCGGACGACTGGTCTGCGCCTGACCATGACGTGATCGGAGACTTGTTAAACTGGAACGACTTATACGTTACGAATAACGGAAAGCAAGCGGACGTTATCCTATTGCCGCGCGAAGTACAGGCGCTATTACTTAAAAACGCAGTAATCGTCAATGAAGCACGTGGAGCAAATAGCGGTTCTGCTCGTGTATCGGTAAATGAGTTAACTACCGTTTTAGGTGGGTACGGTTTGCCTCCAGTACAAGTTGTAGACAATCGTAAGATTACTGTACGTGACGTATATACAGGACAAGATGAGCTTGTCGAGTTTTTCCCAGTTAATCGCGTTGTATTTGTAGGCGAAGGCTTGGGTAATTTCGTGTATGGTCCAACAGTAGAAAACGATTATCAGCCAGGCATTAACTTGCGCGCGTATGACAAGTTCGAGCCGATTCAGTCTATTTTACGAGTAGCTGCGGCAGGCTTCCCAATCGTTAACACACCGAGCTTATTATTGCATGCTGACGTATTTACACCGTAATGAGTAAGGTAAAGGTCGAAGTAGTTGGCGGAGTAGTTGACGGCAACTCCATCGGCTCAGTAATCGAGGTAGCCGATAAAAGCGCTAAGCATTTAGCGAAAATCGGATACGTTAAAATCATCGGTAAAGCAGAGGCGAGCGAAAAAGGCAAGTCAGCGCCGAAAAAGGTCGCCAAAGCTAAGCCTAAAAAGAAGGAAGCTAAAGCGGTTAAATAAAGGAGGGACGCCGTCAATATGGCGACAATGAACGAGCTTGCAGAGCGCCTCTTACTGCGATTCAAAGGCGTTCCAAATTTTACGATAATCGACGCGAAGGAACTCGTACAAGACGCAATGCAAGCGCACGGCTATGCGCCGACTGACGACGTTCCGAGCGATAAAGAAAACTTAATACTATTTTATTCGCAGACCAATGGCGCTTGGCAGATCGCTTTTTCAGTCGCTCACTATTTTAAATATCAGGACGGAGAAGAAGCGGTTGACAAGTCCATGCTTGCGGATAATTACAGGAGATTAGCGAAGGACTTGCAAGACGAGTACGATAAGGAGCGAGCGCGGATAACAGGGGCAGGCTTTTATGTTGCCGCGCGTATCGACCGCCCCAATACTACGCCGCCGACTGGTAAGAGCGGTCGCTTAAGTCGGTGGTATTACGGATGAATAATCAAGAAAAGCTTGACGCAATCCTAGAAAAATTAGCAGTCAAATATCGCAAGTTAAACGCAAAGCAGCAGGCATTCGCGATTAAAGAGATAGACCGTGTGCGAGGAGATATCGCCGACTTACTTGCAGACTTTGCGGATAAAGACGGCATTATACAGCGAAGGCGCTTAAATCGGCTATTGCGGGAATTGGACGAAATAGAATCGCTTATTAGGCAGTATGGCATGACGGCGATGGATGAGATTATTCGAGAGTCAGCAACATTCGCAACTACGAATATTAATGCAGGAGTAGCGAGCGTTATTGGCGTTAAGGCAGTAGCAAAAGCGGAGTTTGAGCGTATTAATAAAGACGTATTCGAGTACGTTGTCAGACGGTTTGGCGACGACGGACTTGTTTTATCCGAACGAGTATGGGATTTAAGCGGAAGCATGCGCGATGAAATATCCACGACGTTGCGCGCAGACATCCTCAAAGGGGAAGCAATTAGCACGATGATCGCTAATATACGCAAAGTGCAGGATAATGACACATGGAAAATTAATCGACTCGTCGTGACCGAAGGTAATACAGCCTATCGCACGGCCACGGCGATGAATGCGAGCAGAAGCGACGTTGTAAAGGCGGTTAAAATGCACCGCGGGCGAGCTAACCGACCTAAGCACCGTTGCACGCAACTGTCGATAATGGATAGGTACGGCATGGGCGTTGGTATCTTTAAGCCGACTGACTCCGAAATATACAACCCACATCCGAATTGCACGGGCTATTTAACTTACGTCATTGACAGTAAATACTTGTAAAGGAGGCGGTTAAATGCTTACGCAAGACGACATTACGCTGATTATGGCTACAAGACGCAATGAAGTAGTAACTAACCGCCAGTCTCCTATTATTATAATCTATCGCGATGGTGGCAGCACTGACCCAATCACAGGCGAAATAGTCGAGCCCAACGACGTACAATTGACGGCAATGAGCGTAGTAACTGAAATTGCCTCGCAACGTATGATTGACCGTTACTTAGACAATGGTATCGTCGTACAAAAGGGCGATATATGGTTCAGTGTCGATATAAACGTTGTAGGCGCGGTATTAGACAAGATTTATCAAGTCGAGTATGACGGCATATATTTCGAAGTGCTTTCGCGGGATAAAAAAGGTCTTGGCGCTATTAATCGCGTGGAGTTTGTGGGGAGGCGGTTATCGTGAGTCGAGTATTTACTGTGAGCGTGACAGGGCTAGCGGACGTTGAGCGGCGACTCAACCCTACGCCTTTATTACGTGACATCGACCGAGTAACCGAGGCTTATACACATAAAATCGCTAATGATGCGGCAGTTGCTGCGCCACGCAAGACTGGCCGATTGGCAAACTCGATTCCTGCGAGCGTTAAAAAAGAAGGCGAATGCATGTGGTCGCTAGGCTCAGACTTGCCATACGCATTAAAGCAGGAGTATGAGCATAAGACGAAAAAAGGTTTTGTTCGCAAATCGGTGTGGAATAACCGCACACCTTATCGCAATAAAATATCCGAAGAAATTCGGCATTTAGGGCGGTGATATTAAGTGCAACTAAACCTGCAGCATTCGCTTAAATCGCACCTTGAAGCTAAGCTCGGAATGCCCGTTGTTTGGATATTTGACGGCGTTGAATTGCCGAATGTAAAGCCGTTCATAACGATTGAGCAGATGCAAAATAATAACGACGTCCTATCGAAACAGCAGGAAGCAATTGAGACTGTTTTTCGGTTTCAGATTGGCTTCCACGCCGACACAGCGAGCAATAGAGCGCGAGGGCAAGAAGTGATGAGGCGTTCTTTTTTCGGCAAGAAAATACCATTACTAGACGCGGAGTCGGGCGAGCAGCTCGGCTTTTTTAGTGTGGTGATAACGTCGGAAGTACCGTTGGGCACAGACGACCCAAGCGATAAAACGAAGTATCATCGCGTCTATTTCGACGTAGAAATAACGAGAACTTTTAACTACTAAAGGAGGAATTTTAATGGCGGTTGAATATCGCGGAGAAGAAATATTATACGCAGTTGCAATACCGGATGAAGCATCAGGCGAAACAACGCACAGAATTTTTAACCAAACTGGCGGAAACACGAACATTTCGGCTGATACAATCGAGCTTGATACTAAGGATAAGACTGGTTCAGACTACGGAAAGGTTACGCAGGAAATTTCTGTCGAGGGGATTATGACGCAGGACGACCCTGCAATTCCGTATTTAAAGGGAGCAATTCGGGGAAAAAAGCTAGTTAAAATACTTGAAATTGATACACGTACATTAAAAGCGGAGGAAGGTATGTACATGATTTCCTCTTTTGAACGGAGTTACGCAAACAGCGACTATGCTACGTACTCACTTAGTGGCTCGCTGAACGGTAATGTCGATGAGAAAACATTGACGGAAGTTCCTCCGGGAGCGCCAGATTCAGGAACTCCCTAATGCGCCCCTTAATTTAGCCGGCACACCTACGTCAACAAGCGTATCGCTTACGTGGGATGTGGTTATTGGGGCGACAGCATACAACGTTTATCGAGACGGTGCTAAAGTCGGGTCGTCGAAGTCTAATAGCTACGATGATACAGGACTCACAGCAAGCACTACTTACACATATGAGGTGACTGCGGTAAATGCGGACGGCGAGAGCGCTAAATCAGCGTCAATTGACGTGACAACAACTGCATAGTAAAACGGGCAGGCTTAGGCTTGCCTTTCGTACTTAAACTAAAATATAACGGAGGTTTTACATTATGGCACGCTTTGAAATTGACGGAAAAGAATATGAATTAAAATTAACTTACGCGAGTGTTAAACATCTGAACGGTATGTTTGAGAATGGGCAAACGGAACTAATCGGTAAAGCGATGGCGGGCGACTTTGAAACGTTTCTGCACGTAGTGCATGCGGGCTTATTCCACACGGGCGAAAACATTTCGTTTGGCGACGTTGAAAAAGCCATCGAGCAAGGCGTCGACAGCGGTAAGTACGATTTAGATTACATCTATAAAACGCTTAACGAGGTCGTGAGTGAAAGTTTTTTCTACAGGAAAATGACGGAGAAGCTACTCAAAGCGAGTCCGAAAGAAGCGACCAAAGCTTTAGAGATGATCTTAGCGGAGTAGAGCAAGCAGTCTATGACGGTTGGCGTTATCTTGGGCTATCACCCACGGAAGTTATGGCGCTCACGCACCGAGAACTCGCGATCCTCATGAAGGCACAGGTTGAACGCATTTATGACGATTATGACCGCATGGCAGACTCGGCGATGATGCGGGAGCGGGCGCATAGGGATAAACGCCCTAGACGTAATGATCTATTTAAGCGCCCAGTTGACGAGGTTGCGGCGCAAAGAAAAGCGGAAGAAATGGCGGAAAGAGCGGCGCAACAAGCGCAGTTTTTAGCGCAGTTCGGACTAAAGTAGAAAGGAGGTAATCGTTTGCAGGACTTAATTGTTCGCGTTGGAGCGGACATCTCGGGGCTGTCTAATAGCTTGCGTATGGCGTCGCAACAAGTCACGCAGTTTGCGCAAAGATCGCAGCAAGGCTTGCAGGCTATAGGAAATGTCGGTAAAACGATGGCAACCGTTGGCGCTGTCGGCGTTGCCGGGCTAGGTGCTGCGGTAAAAGTGGCGGCGGATTTTGAGTATGCAATGTCGCGAGTTGGCGCGTTGAGCGGCGCGACCGCAAAAGAATTAAAACAGCTAACGCAGACGGCGGAACACTTGGGCGCGACCACAGTTTATAGCTCACGTGACGCAGCGGAGGGAATGCAGTTCCTCGCAATGGCGGGCTATAAGACTAATGAAATAATCGAAGCAATGCCTGGGCTACTTAATGCAGCGGCCGCAGGGCAGACCGATTTAGGAACGACAGCAGACATTGTTTCGAACATCCTATCAGGTTTCGGACTAGAAGCGAAGGAAACCGGACGTGTTGCCGACGTTCTCACAAAGGCATTTACGAGCGCGAACGTTGATTTGCAAATGCTCGGCTATACGATGAAATATACAGCACCGATCGCAAAAAGCGCCGGTCAGTCGCTTGAAACAATGGCGGCATCTGCGGGGATTCTCGGAAACGCAGGGATACAAGCGGAGCAAGCCGGTACATCGTTGCGTGCGATATTAATTCGATTATCAGCTCCACCGTCAGAGGCAGCAAAGCAGCTCGATAGACTTGGCATATCCGTAAAAGACTCGAGGGGAAATATGAAGAATCTTGCGCAAATAATTGGCGAGCTTAACGATGCAACAAAGGATATGTCGCAAACAGAAAAGGTTGCCACAATCTCTAAAATTGCGGGAGTTGAAGCATCGTCCGCAATGCTTACGCTAATGGAAGCTGGGCAAGGTACGATCGAGCAATTTACGAAAGAACTTGAAAACTCAGGCGGAGTTGCGGAGGAAATTGCGAATAAGCAACTTGATAACTTAACCGGTCAAATAATCCTCTTAAAGTCCGCGTTAGAGGGCGCAGCGATTGCGATAGGCAACGCAGTACTGCCAGCAATAAAACTACTAGTACGAGGTGTACAAGGCGTCCTCAACTGGTTTAACGGCTTATCCGATGCATCTAAACGCTTTTTAGCGATAGGCTTTGCAGTAAGTTCGCTG